TGCCGTATCGCACCCGCTTGAAGGGCGTTGTGCTCTCTCCTTCAACATCTACTACATTCAACATAGCTTTCGCCAATAATGTGGCCCAGTCTGGGACGTATGACATTCCCGGAACAACAACTTGTACGGTGACCATCGCAGGTCATGGGGTTGCTTTAGGTTCACGTGTGTGGCTACAGTTTGATGGCGGTGACGCCGTTAGCAATATATATGTGGTAACAGCAGTAACACAGAATACTTTTACGGTGACAACAGGGGCGTTAACCACCTCTGGTGACGTGGTTGTGTATAACCAAATTTTAGTTGAGCTTGATTGTTCAACTGGCACTTCGTTCTATACGTTGATTCCGGGCGAAGGTATCATGGCTTTAGATGGTATTTATGTTGGGTTGCCAACAAATACCGTAACCTCAACCATTTTTTATGGGTAAGGGGTAAGCCATGACAATGCAGTATGACGTTAAAGCAATCCATCAAAGTGCTTCGGGCACGGCGGTAAGTTACGCTACACGGTTAAAAGGCATTACTGTAACTTCTGGCACATCTTCAATACGTAATATGGCTGTTGCCGATCCTACAGTGAGCAAATCAGGCACATACAGCCAAACAACAACCACAATTACCGTGACCATTACTGGACATGGGCTGGTCAACGGTCAACGTGTTTTTTTGGATTTTACAACCGGCACATCAAGAGATGCAGTATTTGCAGTAACGGTAACAGATGCAAACGTGTTTACTGTAACTTCTACAACCGCTAGTACATCCGGCAACGTGACTATGTACACAACTTTGTTGTTGGAATTGGACACATTCAGCACGGTAGGCTTGCCAATCAGGATTCCCGGTGAAGGTATTTATTGTCCCAACGGTGTTTACGTTGGCCTTGGTAATTCTGTAACGGCAACGATTTATTATGGCTAAGAGTCCAGCATGGCAGAGGAAAGAAGGCAAGTCCGAGAAGGGCGGCTTGAACGCCAAAGGCCGAGCCTCTGCGAAAGCGCAAGGCATGAACTTGAAACGTCCCCAGCCAGAAGGCGGCTCCCGGCGAGACTCTTTCTGTGCGAGGATGAGCGGCATGAAAAAGAAGCTGACCTCGGCCAAGACCGCCAACGATCCGGATTCACGCATCAATAAGTCTTTAAGGGCTTGGAACTGTTAAGGGGTAAATATGGCTACATACAAACGTAAGATGGGCATAGAGGAAGACAAAGACTCTCCCGCATACTATCGGGAAAGAGAAGCCCGCCGTATGAACAAACCCAGTAAGTACGACAGCATTCGTCCATCTGGTGAAGAAGAACGTTTGTCTTCGGTTAAACGAACAGGTTTAAAAGACGCCGCTATTGGCGCGGGGTTAGGCCCTGTTGCAGTTGCGTTAGAAACCGCTTTGGGACGTAATGATGGCTCAAATAAAGGGCCTATTGGAGCCGGAGCAGATCAGCTTATGAGCGCACCTTCACGGGCTGCAAAATCTGCTGGTGAGGTTTCTGACTATATTGGTAGCGGAATTAACCGCTATACGAGCGCCAGAGATGAAGAAGGCGCTTTGAATCGTGAACTTGAAAGCCAAACAAAACGCGAGTCTCGTGGTATGAAAAAGGGCGGCGCTGTTCGTTCAGCTTCTAGCCGTGGTGATGGTATTGCCCAGCGTGGTAAAACCCGTGGAAAGATGCGCTGATATGAGCGATGCTATTCAAACTGCCCGTGAACTCGCTACGCATGCGTCTGACATCAAGCATTTGCAAGATGATATGGACAAAATGTTGGAGAACATGAAGGCTATGCAGGCAACGCTGTCTGCTATCGACAAAACGTTGTCTGAGGCCCGTGGTGGCTGGAAGGTTTTGATGTTGGTCGGTGGGGCTAGTAGCGTTGTAGGCGCAGGCTTAGTTCAGCTTGTTAACTGGTATGCCGGGGGCAAGTAATGCCTAGCACGAGTAAGAAACAGCATAATTTTATGGCGGCGGTGGCCAACAATCCATCGTTTGCTAAGAAGGTAGGCGTCCCACAGTCCGTGGGCAAAGAATTTTCTAACGCGGACAAGAACCGCAAATTTTCAAAAGGTGGTGATACTATGGCTTCTAAAATGAACCCCGGCTTCATGGCAATGATGGCCAAGAAAAAAGGCGCTCCCGCTAAGAAAATGGCTGGCGGCGGTGCCACATCCATGGGCAAAGTTAAAACTGCTGCTCCTAGCAAAGATGGTGTTGCTGTTAAAGGCAAGACCAAAGGTACGCAGATCAAGATGGCTGGTTCTGGTGTCCCCGGTGGCATCGGTTCCCGTGTAATGAAAAAGGGCGGCAAAACTTGCTAAGGAAATATCATGGCTACTACATGGCGGGCTAAAACCCCAATTGGTGAAGATGCCGCGCAAAAGGCATACAAAAAAAATTGGGCAAATATGTCGCAATCTAAGCAAGAGACTATGGATAAAATTACTGCTGCTAGAGACGAAGCCGATAATGAAGTAAAGCGTGAGTCTCGTGGCATCCCAAAACCCGCTAACTTTGATGCGATGCAAGAATCTATTCAAGACGCCAAAGATGCCAAAGATCGTAAAAAGATCAGTGACATGGGTTACAAAAAAGGCGGCATGACGGCTTCTAAGCGGGCTGATGGTATTGCTACCAAGGGTAAAACTCGCGGTACTATGATCACTATGAAGGGCGGCGGTTACGCCTGTTAAATTATGATGCCATCCCGTGGTATGGGCGCAATTCGCCCCTCAAAAATGCCCGGCGCTAAGACAAAAGCGCGGCGGGATGACACTGATTTCACCCAGTTCAAAGAGGGTGGTAAGGTAAAGTCTAAGGTAAACGAAGCTGGTAACTACACCAAACCCAGTTTACGTAAACGCATTTTTAACAGCGTAAAAGCTGCGGCAATCGTTGGTACTGGCGCAGGGCAATGGAGCGCGAGAAAAGCACAAGTTATGGCTAAACGGTATAAAGCCGCAGGTGGCGGGTATCGTGACTAAGTGGTCTGACAAGCGCAAGAAAGCCGTAAACTGTGATGCCCCAAAAGGCTTCTCAGAGAAGGCACACTGCGCAAGTAAGAAAATGGCCGGTGGTGGGTTGGCTAAACCGCAACAGTCTCTTAAAGACTGGGGCAAACAAGATTGGACAACTAAAAGTGGTAAAAAATCTTCTGTCACTGGTGAAAGATACCTTCCAAAAGCTGCGATCAAAAGTCTCAGCCCTGCTGAGTACGCTGCGACGACCAAAGCCAAGCGGGCAGGAAAAGCCGCCGGAAAACAATTCGTAGCCCAACCCAAAACAATCGCAAAGAAAACCGCAGGGTATAGATAATGGCTAAGACCACCGGAACCACAGCCTTCGACCTCGACATGAACGACCTCATTGAGGAGGCGTTTGAGCGTTGTGGTCAAGAACTTCGCACGGGTTATAACTTCCGCACTGCACGTCGGTCGTTAAATTTGCTGACGATTGAGTGGACAAACCGTGGTCTAAACTTCTGGACTGTAGAACAGGGCCAGATTCCAATGGTGACGGGTCAGGCTATCTACCCCATGCCCACGGACACAATCAATCTCCTAGACATGGTTATACGCCAGAGTAATGCCACATCTAACCAGATCGACATCAACATCAGCGGTATTTCAGAATCGACCTACATGAGTCTGCCAAACAAGTTGGCACAAGGTCGCCCAATTCAGGTCTGGTACAACCGCCAGTCTGGTCAAGAAAACAGCACTACGGTTACTCTTAACGGAACCATTTCATCTACAGCCACCACAATCACGTTGTCTAATGTGGACGGTTTGACCACTGCTGGGTTTATCAAGATTGATAATGAGACCATCAGTTACCCCAACATAGACCCTGTAAACAACCAGTTGTTAAACTGCGCTCGTGGACAGAATGGCACAACCGCTGCGGCGCATACTACTGGTGCAGCTATAACCGTGCAGAACCTACCTGCTATCAATGTGTGGCCTACACCTAACGCCCCCGGAGATCAGTACATGTTTGTGTACTACCGCATGCGCCGTATTCAGGACGCTGGCACAGGTGTAAACGTGCAGGATATTCCGTTCCGTTTTATCCCCTGCATGGTGGCAGGATTGGCTTATCTGTTGAGTATGAAGTTGCCAGATATGGATCCCAATCGTGTGATGGCGCTAAAGGCTGAGTATGAACAGCAATGGCTTTTGGCTGAAGCAGAAGACCGCGATACCTCTCCGTTGAGGTTTGTGCCAAGGAATACGTTCTATGCCTAGTAAATTTGCATCAGGCAAACATGCAATTGCTGAATGCGACAGATGTTCGCAGAGGTATAAGCTCAAGGAATTAAAGACACAGATTGTCAAGACCAAGCCATTTAATATCAAGGTGTGCCCCGCATGTTGGGATCCCGATCAGCCGCAGTTGCAACTGGGTATGTATCCAGTCAATGATCCGCAAGCTGTGCGTGAGCCGCGTCCTGATGTGAGCTATCAAGTTTCTGGCCAAAGTGGCTTACAGATTCTGTTAACGGACAGCACCACCCAAGATGGGTTTGGTTACCCAGAGCAAGGCAGTCGGGTGTTTCAGTGGGGGTACAACCCTGTTGGTGGCGCAAGAAGTTTTGATACGCTTTTAACGCCAAATAACTTGGTGTTAGCGATAGAACTTGGTACAGTTACGGTTACAGTTACATAAGGAGCTTGAAATGAAAAAAGCGGATTTAAAACAAGACGAAAAGATGATTGCTGGAGCCGTGCATAAGCACGAGAAGAAGCTACATCCCGGTCAGCCTATGACAAAACTTGCCAAAGGCGGTAAGACAAATGCTCAGATGAAAGCTCTGGGTCGTGGTTTGGCCAAAGTGGCTAACCAAAAGAAGTCTTCCTTCACCTATAAAAAAGGAGCTTGATATGGCAACTTTTAGCAAAAAGATGATGGGTAAAGAAGTTGGCGATGCCAGCGTCTATGCTCCGCCCCACAATATGAACGGTGAAGCCGGTGTAGACATCAAGAACAGTGGCTATAACGGTGGTAACCGTTTGACCGCTAATGATGTGAACATGTCTGTTGGTAACATCAGTCGTGACCCATACAAAGAGCCAAAGACTTCTGGTATAAAAATCCGTGGTACTGGCGCGGCTACCAAAGGCGTGATGGCGCGAGGCCCAATGGCTTGATATGAATTACACCCAACTGTTTGATACTATTCAGTCGTATACGGAAAATAATTTTCCGGACTTTACTCTTGCCAGTGGCGGGATAGAGACAACTACCGAACAGATTAACAGGTTTATTGAGCAAGCTGAATTACGCATCTATAACACGGTGCAGTTTCCGTTTTTGCGCAAAAACATGACGGGTAATATTCAGTCAGGCAACAAATATCTTCAAGCTCCAAACGATTATCTTGCTACATACTCTTTGGCAGTGATAGATGCGTCTGGTAACTACGAGTACTTGTTAAACAAAGACGTAAATTACATTCGTCAGGCGTACCCTAATCCTACGACAGATGTTGGCATTCCAAAGTATTACGCACTGTTTGGCCCAGCCATTGTTAGTAGTGTAATTACAACTGAACTGACGTTTATTCTTGGCCCAACTCCTGATGCGGCGTATACGGCAGAACTTCATTTCTATTACTACCCAGAGTCAATCACGACTGCGGGTACGTCATGGCTTGGCGATAACTTTGACACGGTGCTCTTATATGGTTCACTAGTTGAGGCTTACACCTACATGAAGGGTGAGGCAGACATGCTTGCCTTGTACGATGGCAAATATAAAGAAGCACTTGCACAAGCTAAACGTTTAGGCGATGGCATGGAGCGTCAGGATGCTTATCGTTCTGGTCAATATAGACAGGCGGTGACCTGATGGCTTTCACAGGTAACTACTCCTGCAATACGTTGCGCACAGGCTTGATTAACGGTACGTTGAGATTTGCAA